AGTAATTAATTATGCAGGCAAGCCAAAATGGAACACGAACAATTAGATAAGATGGCCAAGGTCCGTGCGGCCAAGAAGCCACCAGCTTATAAAAACATACATGAAGATGTTAAAGATTTACCTGATGATAATACACTCAGTGTTAAGAATGTTAAAGAGTGGGAGAAACATAACAAAGAACGTGTAAAAGAATTGAAGTATAAGATTCGCCGTATGGATAAAGGTAAAGAGAGAACATTATTAGAACGTGAGTTAGGAAACAGAGAAGTTTACTTAATGAATATTGCTAGATACTTTGACACAAGTGTATGGTTAGATATGTTTTACGGTAAAGATCAAGAACATAAAACGCACTACAGAACACTAGCATATGCTTATGACAAAGAAGGATACATCAAAACGGATGCACCAATTACAAATTGAATTCCCAGGCCAAGAAAAATACTGGACGGATAATAATTTTGTGATGTCAGAGGAGAGATCAAAGAGATTTATTGTAGGTAAGATGAAAAACTGGACAAGTAGCCAATCGTGTAAAAACTTTGAAGCTAAGTTGTCTACTACATATGTCAGTAGTCTACCAGACCTAGATCCTAATGATGAAATTCCACCAATTACTGTAGGAGATAAGAAAGGATTTCCGATTACTCATGTCTATCTAGATGGGACACCTTTTGATGGTAGTAGATTACAAAAGAAATAAAGCCCATGTAGCTCAGCAGGCAGAGCAGGGGTTTTGTAAACCTCAGGTCGGCAGTTCGATTCTGTCCATGGGCTCCATATAAATAGTTAAAGATTATTATGATATTGATTGATTTTACACAAGTTGTTATTGGTTCGTTAATGGTAGCACTCAACAGAGGTGAGGACCTGGACGATGATCTGGTTCGTCATCTTATTCTAAATAACATTCGTTACTACCGTACCAGATTCACTGAGGATTATGGTGAGGTAGTGTTATGTTGTGACAGTAGACATTACTGGCGTAAGGATTACTTTCCAAACTATAAGGCTAACCGTAAGGTAGATAGAAAGAAGTCAGAGTATAATTGGGATTTAATTTTTGAAACTCTAAACACTATACGAGATGAGATAAGAGAGAACTTTCCTTATAAAGTTATAGAAGTTTATGGTGCTGAGGCTGATGATATAATAGCCACTCTTGTTAAGAGAGAGAAAGGGGATGCCGATACTATTATAGTTTCATCCGATAAAGATTTTATCCAGTTACATGGGTTTCATGTGAAACAATATAGCCCAGTTACTAAGAAGTTGGTTACTAATGATGACCCAAAAGGTTATTTGCGAGAGCATATTATTAAAGGTGATCGAAGTGATGGTGTACCTAATGTATTATCTCCTGATGATACATTTACAGAAAGTAAAAGACAGAAACCTATTCGCAAAACCATGTTGATAACTTTAACCGAGGCTATGGACAAATGGGAGCCAAAGGATTTATTCCAATTGGCTAAATGTAATAGAGAGACTTGGATTAGGAATTGGCAACGCAATGAAACTCTAATTGATTTGGCTAAAATTCCATCAGATATTCAAGCTGAAATTTTAAAAGAATATAATGGAGTAAAAACAGCAGATCGTAGTAAGTTGTTTGGATATTTTGTTGAGAAGAAATTAAGTAAACTAATACAATCTATAGGAGATTTTTGAGATGTATGAAACATATGAACCTTTGTTCCATGAAATATTTGCAAAAGTAAATAATGCAAAGGATAAACCAAAGAAGATGGAGGTGCTCCGTAAGTATCGAACTGAAGCATTAGAAAATTTTTTGATGGTAGCTTTCAATCCAGATATTGAATGGATGCTACCTGAAGGTGACGTACCCTATATGCCTAATGATGCACCGGAGGGTACTGAGCATAGTATGCTGATTCAAGAGGCTAAGAACTTACATTATTATGTAAAGAGGTTGGTGTTCGGGACAACTGATGAGTGGTTGATTGGTAACACACAAATAAATGATGCTCGTCGAGAGATGATGTTTATTCAATTGTTGGAGGGTTTGAGTCAAGGTGAGGCAGAATGTCTACTTGAAGCTAAGAATCGCACACTGAATAAGAAGTATAAAGGTTTGAATGCTAACACAGTAAGACAAGCTTTTGATTGGGATGAGAATTTTATGGACCAGAAATTGGTGGAACAACGGAGAGCCCAACAACCACGACAGGATTTAGGCCGTCTGCCCCAAGATATCGCAGAATCCCAACGCAGAGGATAAGAGTTTACTAATATACTAATAGACTTAATGTAAGTCGTTGATAGTAAAGAGAATCTTTTTTACCCTTATAAATCAAACACTTATGAAAAAAGCCTTTAGAATCAAAGGGATAGAGTGCTTGACAGGGGGCTTGAAGTGTGGTATAATAATAGATGAGATGAGAAATTGGTTCTCATCATTTAGCGGGAGTGAAAAATGTCGATAATAATACCGACAATAGAGAAGTATGAAGTCTGTGACTATACTTATAAGTCGCTAGGCTTTTCTGCGGTAACTGCCCCCATAGTTAAGAGTAATCTTAGCAAACGGACGTTTAATGTTATAAAGACGTTTGAGGATCTAGAAGAAGCTCGAAAGTTTATAGAGGGGACAGACTATGTACTCCGATATGTATTTAAGGAGATAGAACCAGATGCAACTGTACATTGAAGGGTATCGGAGTCACAATAAAGAACTCTATCGAGCTCTTGCGAGTGCGGCTATTTGGTATGGTGCCGTTCTTTTAGGCACTCGGATGGTCAACAATATCTATCTAGATATTAAATTGACAAAGGGACTGAAGAAGAAAGAAAAGGCTTATGGGTATTGTCATATTGTAGATGATAATTTGTCCAAACCTAGAGAGTTTATGATTGAACTTGATGCTTCTATGAAGTATGGGTTCGATGAAATTCTTACATGGTTAGCCCATGAGATGGTTCATCTTAAACAATTTGTGCGAGGTGAGCTGTGTGATTATGAAACTGGACGAGTGCAATGGAAAACTCGGTCTTTTGGACGAGTACATTATGACGATCAGCCGTGGGAGAAAGAGGCTTATCGTTTAGAGAGCAAACTATACGAAGAATTTGAGGAGTGGTATTATGAGTGACTTATATCATTGTACATATAAGAAGGTGTTTCCTGTCGATGAGTATGGGAGACTTGGTGGGTTCTATTCATTGGCAGATTTGCCTATTATGGAACACAAAGAAATGAACCGTTCGGGAATCATTTTAGCAAAGAATGAAGAAGAGCAGTATTATAAGGTTCAAGATAGTGAAAAGAACTTTACAGAATGGGTCCCTATGTGTGATGTGACAATAGTTCAAGACGCAAGAAAGTTGTTGGTGGAATAAGAAGATGGCTGATTTTGAACCATATTCTGATGAAGTTTGTGCAGAGGCTATCAAGTCTTTTCAAGAGAGATTGGTCGAGGCCGATAACTTGAAGAAAGATTCAAACGGAATGTTGAACTATGAGACTTGCTGGAAGGCAATGCGAAAAGAAGGTCCTATGATATTGAATGTGACCAAACATCTTTTTTCAATGCACATCAACCGCCACCATAGGAACGAAACATGAGTGATGAATTGAGTGAGAGAATAAAGAAACTGGAAGACCAGATGGGTTGGATTATCGACCGTCATTTCGATCACGGTGATAACCCAAAAATAGAGAAACTGGAAATCCAGGTGAACTGTTTACGGAAACAAATTTTAGACTTAGAAGGTAAGAAATCTTACACAGAACAAGCCCGAGAGTATGCTGATCTGAGGAGTAAAGAAGATGCCTGAAGGAAGATGGAGTGACTGGCAAGTGAGACTTATTGCTCAGAACATGGCAGAGAAACGACCAAAGAGAGATTGGTTTGATGGTGAAGATGAAAACTATCTTACATCGCTCAAGAGTTGGTCACATATTACAGCCAGACAGCTATACTCTATGGAGTTAGAAGAACGTCAGTTGATTATCTTCATTCACCATTTGGGTATTGAACACGTTGGGGTAGTAACATTTGATCCCCAAGATAAAGGTAGATATTCTCAACAGAGTGACTTTAGTCCTAATGAGGGACGATGATATTTTTAGAATCAGCTTTGAATGTAGTAGTAGCAGTGATAATGACTATGGGGATGTCCATAGAAGATCAAGACTTACAGAAAGAAGTTTATTGTGGAGCACAAAATATATACCATGAAAGTAGAGGTGAACCAAATCTAGGACAGGTGGCGGTGGCTCATGTTGTTCGTAATAGAATTAGTAGTGAGCATTATCCTGACACAGTTTGTAGTGTGATTTGGGAGCCTGCACAGTTTAGTTGGACAAAGGATGGTAAATCAGATCATCCAGATATGGTGAACAAAATAAATAGAGATGCATTTATTAAGTCAGTATGGTTGCATCTAATGGCTAATGACAATGTGGATATAACAGGGGGTGCAACACATTATTATGCACACGATAAAGTATATCCAGATTGGGCAAAGAAGATGGTGGTTACTACAGTGATAGGTAATCATACATTTGGTTATATTCCGAACGGTAAATAAATAGGAGATGGAAATGAAGAAGTTAATGTTGGTGGGTCTAGTAACACTCCCGTTAGTCAGTGGGTGTGCTACAAAAATGGAAACT